AAGATACCCGCCATCGAATCGTCGGGCTCTCCGAACTCCTCGAAGAAGTTGAAACGCATGTACGGCAGCCTCGCAAAGAAGCTGTCGTCGTACATGGTGCGCATCATAGGCATGACGACATCTCCTAGGTGAGTGAGCCGAGCTTGACGAAGACGTGGTACGCCTCGTGGAACTTAACGAGGAGTACGGGATTGGTCTGGTTCGCCGCCCCACGTCCGATCTGATCCCGGATCCCGACACAGAGGACGGGACGTGCAGTTGCGGGGAGTACCTGAGTGAAGTCAGCAGTACCGTGAACCTCGGCGGTCGACTGCCCAGTACTGCCGGTGAACGTCGAGGCGTTGATGAGCGAGAAGTACGCTCCGATGAACGAACGCTCATCCGTATTGGAGGACGAGTACTGGCAGGCGAAGATCTGGTGCGGATCGTCGTAGACGTCGACCGCCTTGAGCCTCGATCCTGCCGTGTTGTCGTGGAACTCAGGAGACTTGTCGTTGGGAACGGCGGAAGTTACGAAACGTGCCGCGACTCCGAGAATGAAAGTCGAAGTCGAAAGTGCTTTCGCAATCACTCCGTTGTCCGATTGGACAAGACATCCCTGCCCGATTGCCGCCGCTCCGGATGCTGCCCAGTAGCGCCGAAGCTGGGGAGTACCCCCCGGATGGACTACTGGATAGAACCCGAAGGGAGCGTCAAGATTTGCCATTAGCTCTTGCTCCTCTTGGGTCGTCCCCGCCGCGGCTTGTCCTCGGTCTTGGGGGCGAGATCTTGAAACGTCACCACGGGCTCCCTCTCGGGACCGGGCATCTTGACGAAGCCGCGTACGGGAGCACCCGGAGTCGAGCCGACCTTGTCCCTTCCCTTATCATCGGTATGACGAAGGAACGGGGTGTAGGTCTCGATGTTCCGATTCGCTCCCCGGAGCTCCGCCTCGACGGGATTACCGTCCCGCATGTTGCGGATTCGCCGATTGGCGAGGTAGTCCCGGCGTGCTTGCGAGATGTCGTAGTCCTCTCCGGACTGGACTGCGAGCACGGAGTCGCCCTGGTGGTAGTACCCGTTGCGTGTCTGTCGCTTGGGATTACGAGGCTTGTTGAGGAGGCAGGCGAAGACATCTTCGAAGCGGGGATCGGCTACCTCGATCGGATCGAGAGTGCCCCACCCGCGCCGAGTGTCTCGAGCGCGCTGATTCGCCCAGTAGGGGACGAGATCATGCTTCTTACGAAGCTCTGCGACCTTCGCCTCGTCGAACTCGATAGGATCGTGTCTCTTGAACAGATCCTGCGTGATTGCTACCGGCATCCGATTCCCCTAACGGGAACTGGATCAGTCCTCGGGTTGAGCCCTCTTCTCGTAACGGAGGCCCTCGTAGAACTTCTTGTTCCCGAGGATCGCGTTACGATGCTTCTCGTCCTTCAGATCGACTCCCCAGATCGAGGCAAGCTGAGCATCCTGCTTGGTGAGGGCGGGTGTTCCGGCTTTCTGCTTCGGCTTTCCTCGGCCTACCGGAAGCGACCCGTCCACAGTACGCGAGGTTTCGGTTTCCATCGCCTCACGACGCACCTTGCGGGTGGTGGCGTCCCTCAAGTCTCCGTAGAGCCGGGCCGCACGCTCCGCAGCCCGTGCTGCAAGCTCCACTTGGAGAGAAGTGCCTTGCACTTTCGCCTCTCCTCCGTGGCTCTGTACGAGGTCGTAATAGATCTCGTTCGCCTTGAGCGTGAACGGATGGGCGGCATTCTTGAGTTCCGGGAACTCCCGGTGGACGTCACTCGCCACTGTGGTTCTTACCTGATCTGCCATCATCGACTGTCGTTCCCTTCGAGCTTCGTCCCGCGCAATCTTCTTAGCCTCTATCCGAGAGATGTACTTGAACACCTCGGGTCCTCGGCCCTGTTCGATGTATTGCTGGATCTGCTCGTTGGTGAGTTCGGGCTCGTCGCCTGAGTCCTCTCCAGATCCCTTCGTTTCCGCAGGTCGGCCTGCGGCAAGCATTCCTCGAAGCTCGCCGAAGCCCGAGTTGATCGAGGCCGCAAGGCCGTCGATCTTTTCGTCTCGCTTCTTGAGCTCCTTGAACAGGAGGTCACGCAGCCGCCCATCAGGCGGGGTCGTGGCCTGACCCGAAGTCGTATCCGGGAAGGCTCGGAGTTCCTCTTCGTCGGAATCCTCGTCTTCCTCATCGGGCTCCTCGGGATCGAGTTCTTCATCATCGAGGTCCAGGTCTCCCTCAACCTCGGCAGTCTTCTTTGGCATCGAGACTCCTACTCACCGGTAACGTCCGGCGGGAACGGTAGAGTGCTAGACGGATGGAGAGTCGAGGGGTACCACCCTACTCGTCAACATCTTTTTGTCGGGAGGGGGTCCGTTCCCTCCAACTACTTCTTTTTCTTGGGCTTGGACTGTTTGGAGGGGGTCCACCCCTGCCGACGCAGCGTCCCGTAAATGTAGGCGTCCAGCCTCTCCCCCTTGAGGCCCTTCTTCTTTCCCTGTGCTCGGAGCTTCCGCTCCATTGCCTTTGGCATCGAAGCCTCCTTTCCAGATCATCCCCCAGAGATCGTTCCAGGATGACCTACGAGGCTCGAGCGCCCTCGTCTCGTTCCACGTCTTCTCCCGGACGGCTGCGAGCTCGAACGGGTCCCGGATCAGATGATCGATCACTTGGGCAAGCTCCATAGGATCGACGTCGTACTCGACCATGAGACCTCTCCTACTCGCCGGGCGTGCGGATACCAGCCACCCATTCTCTCGATGCTTCACGTACTCGTTCATGGGAGGAGCGTTCGTGGTGATGACGGGAATGCCGAGAGTCTGTGCCTCGATGAATGGCATTCCGCATCCCTCGGTACGAGAAGGAGCGAGCATGACTGCGTGTCCCATGTAGAGTGCCTGAAGCTCCTCACGAGACATGTCACCACCGATCAGGAGCTGAGAATGGTCCGCTCGGCGAACGGTGGAACCGGGAGATGTGGTTCCGATCACCTGAGTCTTGTACGTGAAACGGAAGGCGTTCCCGTGCATGAGGCGGACAATCATTGCTGCCTCACATACGGCAGGACCACCGCGGCGAGAGTAGATCCCGCCGGATCCCCCGTTGAACAGGAACCCCGCGCCATGCGAGCAGACGGGATCCCACTCGCAAATCCAGGGCACGTAGCGAACGTTGAGTCCTGCCTGCCAACCATCCATCACGCGCATGGTTTCGCGAGTAGGCGAGATGATAGTCTCGTACTCCCGAAGCTTCTCGAGAGTGCCTACCGAGTCATCGATCATCTCTCCCAGGACCACGAAGTCGGCAGCGCACCCGTGGGTCGGCATCGGATCCTCGAAGACGAGGAGGCGGTCGACCGAGTCACAGAACTTCTGCCAGCAATCCTCATAGGAAACCTTCTCCTGCTCGTACTTCACGAACTCAGGAGCAACGATCCAGTCGAACTCCACGAAGTCGGGAGGGAGGAGTTTAGACCGAACTTCGAGGGGGCGACCCTTGCGTGGGAAGACTTGAACTCGATGACCCAATTCTCTTGCTGCTTGGATGACCGGAAGCGAGAGGTAGTAGAGACCGCGGGTGCAAAGGTCGGTATAGATGCCCAGCTTCATCGAACCACCCCCCGAGACTCATCGAACGCCCGGTCGGCCAGTGGATGAACGACGCTATAGCGGAGGGCGGGATAGATGAAGACTCGATATCCCAGCTTTCGGGCATCAGTGCAAAAGGTATCCGCCTCGCTCCGTCCCGACTCGAAGGTGAAGGAAACCTTATGGAAGATCTCGGATCTAATCAACACGACTCCACTCCATGAGGATCCGACCTCGAATGGTATCCCGCGAATGATCTTCTCGCTGAGCAGCGGAGAACTCACCGGCGGCCAGGCAGTTCGAAAGTGCTCGCCATTCAAGTCGATCGTTGCCAGCGTATCGTAGAAGCTCGTCATGTCGTAAGGGTTAGAGAAGGAAAGGGCCGTACGAATGTCGCCCGATTCACCATGAAGCAGAAGATCGATAAGCGGGAGCTCCCAAAGGATGTCGGGTTCGATGTAGAGCACCCAATCCTCATCGGTGAGAGCTTTGAGCGGCTTCATCCGCATCTCGGCGAAGAGACTGAGACGCTCGTCTGATTTGGAGGCGGGAAACGAGCGGTAGAGAGGCCGGCCTAGATCCTCGTGGAAGTAAGTGATGCGGGGATCATCAGCCGCAAACTTGCTGAGCTCCTCTCGTGTTCCGTCCTTCGAGTCGTTCTCGTAGATTGAGATCCCCGAGATCTCGGGAATCTTGAGCAGTTGACGGCACCTCATCAGGAAGCACTTGAGCGGACTGGTGGTTCCCCAGTTGGGATGGGAGACCATGTCGCGAAGTGTTGCACAGACAAGAATCTTCATTGGCGCACCTTTAGGCAAACGATCCCTGCCGCCCCCGGAGCGCCGAAGGCGTGATAAGGACGGTCGGCGAGCTCCTCCCAAGTGGAAGGATGCCAACCGTTCTCGTACTTGAAGTATTCCTCCTCGACGATCGTACAGCCACTGAGTAGAGCAACCAGACTCTCCCGATCGTACTGGTGACCCCAACTCATGGAATGATCGAACCCGAACGGCATGGTGACGAGAACCTCGTTCCCAATACGAGCCATGTTCTCGAGCGCCTCGACCGGCTTATGCACATGCTCGAGAGTCGAAATCGCGATCACGTAGTCGAACGACTTGGGGGCGAGCTTCACTCGAGCAATGTCTGCTCGGATGTCAGCTCCCGGCATGAGATCCAAGGTCACCCTCCGACATCCCAAGACGCGAGTGAGATTGAAGACATAGGCATCGTAGCCCGACATGACGGGCGGGGAGACGACTCCCACGTCGAGGACCGAGGCATACTTGGTTACTCGATTGAGGACCCAGGGGTACTCAATGATTCGCTCAAGAGCTCCGACGGAGGCTTCTCCGAAGGGTAAAGGTAGGAGCGCACTCCCAGCCTCCGGTGGAACCAACTGAGACATTCCTCTTCCTTTCCATGCGTCACCTCGACCAACTCGGGAATGGCGACTACGAGCTTGCCCCCTGCTTCGAGGTAGAGGTGCTCACGATCGATAATCTCGGGCAAGAAGTGCCAAGGAAGCACCAGCTTGACCGGATTGTCATAACCCTCACGAGAGATAGGAACACCCGTGAGAGTGTAGAGCCCGTGTTTCAACGGATTCCGCTCCTCAGCATGACAGAAGGTATCGGGATTGAAACTGGCGTACTGAAGGAAGATCTGTCCCTTGGTGGACGCACCGAGGAGATGCGCCCGAGTGATTCCTTGAAAGTAATTCCTTGCCGCTTCGACTCCCTCCCGGACCGACGAGGAGAAATCTTCGGCCAGAGAGCTCATCCTTTCCTCTTCGATCTCGATGAGGTAATCGACATTCCGGTGCGGTGGCATCCCCCGATTGGCGAAAATGCGAATAGAGCCTCCGTTCAACTCGTTAAGACTTACCGAGAAGATGTGAAGACCTGCCTCCTCGTAGAGACGCGAAAGGGTGGTAAGCGAGTAGTAGAAGAGATGCTCGTGACAGACCGAGTCGAAGGCTCCTTGATGAAACGTCAACGGCAGGTAGGAGACCTGCATGACGAAGACCCCGTCGGAAGCAAGAGAGCGGCAGACCTCTCGAAGGAAGAGGCGAGGCTCTGCGATGTCGTAGAACATAGCGAGTGCTGTCAACACCTTGACGTCTCGGAGGGGAGTAGGACCGGGAAAGAACTCCCGGTAGAGCCGAGCGTTAGGGGGAGGATCCGATTCGAATGCGACACTCGAGGGATCGATTCCCACCTTCTTCACATCGTCAGGGTAGTTCTTGAGCAACGTCCAGTCGTTGGAACCCACGTCCACCACCAGATCCCCGGACTTGAGCTCGACTTCGTTCAAGACGTCACGAACGACATCGGCCAAGGCTTCCCGCATGGTGAGGTTCACTCCGGATCGATACCAGTACTTGGTGAAAAGACCGGGTGAGGGAAGGAAGTGACCAAGCTGACCCAGTCTGCACCTTGGACAGTAGTAGAGCTCGAGAGGGAACAGAGTGAACTCCTGGTGCGGATTTTTCAGGTAATGAGTTGCAACTCCCTGTTCCCCGAGATCGAGAATGAACTCCAGGGAACGACTGCAAAGTCTACAGTTCATTCCTCTACCTCCGTTTGCTTCTTGCCCGCCTCATACTCGATCAGCGTACGAAGGAGCAAAGCGTGGAGCTCGTCGGGATCGGTGTCTGGAATCTCGAGAGTATTGGTCTCTTTGATCCGAGCTTCGGAAGCCATAAGCTCGGCCATCCGTCGAACGATGACCATGCCCTTGAACACCCCGGCTTCGAACTCCTGGCCGGGGCCTGGATTGAGACCCGTTCGTAGTTGCTGTACTTCGGAGATCCGCACTCTTCGAGAGAAGTACCCGTATCCCGGATGCTTTACCCAGTCGAGGACTGCTTCACGCGCCTCGTCGGACTCCCAGAGGTTATCGAACTGGAGATCAGTCGCCTCAACGAGCCTTGGTCGGGCTACCGGCTCGCTCCCTCCGGGTCGCAATCCTTTCTTCACGTTCCCCTGATTCTCGTTCACGCGCACCTTCCTGTTCCATCCGACGTCCTTCCATGTCGGTGTCGGATCGTCCTTGGTTGACCTGAGCCAGGACCTGCATGATGCCGGTCGCGGCTTTCGCTTCCTCCACTTCGAACTCGCGGTCGGACTCTTGGTCCGCCTTCTCATCCAGTCGCTTGCGCTCGGCCTCCATGCCTTCTGCCTTGGCCTTCTGATACTCCTCAGCCGACCGGACGAGCTCCTCGATCGGGGGGAGAATGAACGATGCGTCCTTTCCAGGCAAGTGCATCTTCGAGTAGTAGTCGATGAGCTTGAAGAGCGAGACGATCGAGGTGCGCGGCATTTCCAAGAAGGTCCCGGTGAAGAAGGGAGTCACGAGCAGGGACTGGTAGAGCAATTGCGCCACTTGCTGCTGCTGCTGGGAGTTGGTGTTGATCGTGTTGCCGGTGAAGTAGTACTTGACCCGAGAGTGCATCTGCGAGCGCTTGATGGTGCGCGCTTCCCGCTTACCGGTGATCGCGAAGGAGACTTCCTCGGGCATGTACTGGAGCAATAGCCCGTCGATCTGATAGAGCAGTTCGCGAAGTGCCTCCTGTCCCGTCATGACGTGCTGATCGAGCGTGATGTTCGATTGTGCGATCAGGAGTCCGGTACCGCGGGCGGTACGGGGGGCGTTGGGGCGGGAAGGCTGGATACCCTCGGAAAGCTCGCCCGCACCTGCAAGCTGCTCAGCGAAAGCGAACAGGAACTGGAGTATCGCGATCCCCGAGTGGGCATCCTTCGCCCATTCGAGTGCACGGACGCGTTCGACGTTACGCACGGTAACGGTGGAGCCGGGAGGAAGCTGGCGGAAGACGTTAGGATTGACGCCCGCATTCTGCTCAACCAGAAGGACCGGGTTATTGATGAGATCCTCACGGTTGTTCATCTGATTAAAGATGACCTTGGCTTCCGCCTGCACGGGCGCCAGCATATCGGCAAGGCCGATTCCGTGCGCACGGTTGGCAAGTGCAATGAAGGGCCAGAAGATGAAGGGACGGCGCCCGTGCTCGTACTTGACGGTCAGGTATTCCCATCCGGCGAGCTTGTCGATGGCGGGGATCCAGTAGAAGATCATCTGCACCATCTTGCCCTTGATCCTCCACGGGTAGTAGCTTTCGACGATGCGGATCTTGTTCTGTTCGACTCCGGAGAGCCCCTGGATCGAGTCGATCCCTTCGAGAGAATCCTTCGCCCGCTTCACCTGGTCCTGATCGACACCCATCGGGAGTGCCTGCCCGACCATGAGGGACGCTCGCATCATGTCACCGTCAGTCAGGTTGAAGTAGTTCCCCTTCTCCATCTCGGCTTCGATGTCCATCGGGTAGTACCAGAAGGGGCGGAAGAGGTGGTGAGCTTCGTCAGGCTGGAATCCGGTGGAGGCGGCAGGGGTGATGAGGTCTTCGATATCGCAGGTACGTATTCGGATGCGGGAGGTAATACGGGTGCCTTCGATCGTGACCGATGCTTGTCCCTCGCGGAGCCCTTCCTCTTCGCGATCGATGGTGACGACTGCTTCCTTCCGGTATCCGTCTTCCCGGTACTTGACCCGGTAGGAGTGGTCACCAAGTGCTCGAGCGGTGTATTCCTGAGTGAGAGAGCCTGTTTGCGGGTCGATCTCTCCGAAGAGGTCGGCCAAGATCATCTTGTCGGTGAGGCGGACGACCTCATCCGGAGAGACGGGATTGGGTACCTCAGCATCGACCAGGTGCCAGGTGGGAGCGAGCTCCTCGATACGCTCGTAGTAGCAGGCGAGTGCGCCTTCTCCGTGAATGATGTGATCGAGCGTCCAGGTCGAGAGCTCGCGGAAGAAGTTGGGAATGTCGTTCTTGATCGTGTAGTTCATGTACGCCTCCTTCGCTTCGGCGTCATCCCGGTCCTTGGGATCGACGGGGGTCGCGTGAGCGAAGGGATCGGCGCCGACGAAGGCGTTCAGGATGCGGGGGAAGACGGTGCGGACGGCTCGAGCAGTGAGAGGCGGTGTGATGTTCGAAGCACCTTCCCACGGGTAATCGATCTGTACGGGCTCAGGAATGAGCCACTCTTCGATCGAAGTACGCCGACGAGCGATCCACACCTCACGGTCGGAGAGGTCGTCCTGGATGTCATTACGCAAGGCGTCGAGAATCTTGGCTTGTTCTTCGTCAGAGAAGGTAGGACGTCGTGGCATCAGAAGAGCTCCGCGTTGTTTCTAGGTAACGGGCTGAACCGTGGCATTGCTAGCTCCAGAGATTTTCGCGAGAAGGACGTACAACCCGCGAAGAGTGTTCGGATTGCTCTACGTCGGGTCGGGAATTGGAAAGCTCGGGAGAGAAGTCACGGGCGTCCTGCCCGTACTGCACGAGGTACATGAGGCAGTCGATGAGATCGTCGTCCTTCTTCACGACCTCGGGCTTGGGATCCTTCTCATCACGAAGCCGTGCTGCCCAATCGTCGTAGATGTAGTTCATGAGCTCGAACTTGAGTCGGCGGCAGGAGTCCATGACGACGATGCGGGGACGCTTGTATACCGGGTCGATTGCGAACATGTCGCGGGTGAGCCGGATCCTGCCATCCTTGTCCCAACGACCGGCGAGCTCGCAGAAGATATCCTCGTTCGCGAACTGCTCGTACACCGAGGACTCGGAAGTGAGCTCGTTCTCGAGGGCAGAGGGGTCGATGATACGGAAGGGATCTTTGCGACCCTCACCGCGCTCGAGCTCGTGGATTCTCGACGTCACCTTCTTCACGGATCCAAGCGTATCGTCGTAAAGCTCACGGTAAACGTACCAGAAATCTGAGACCGGCGAGATAGCGGCCCACAGGACAGCGACTGGTTTTCGTGGGTGCGGATCAATTCCACAAACGCGGACCCAATCTCTTTTGGGTTCGAAGTAGGGGACATAGTAAGGAGGACGGGCCTCCCACATCGGAAACACTCGACCTTGAAGGTGAAGGAAGACACCAAGTTCACGAGAACGTCTCTCGTCGGGATCCTTGATCGACGAGAAGTAGTGTTCCAGAGACGCGCGAGGAACGTGCGGATTGTCCCACGCCGACATGGTGAAAACATCGACGGTGTCGGACTCGTCGGCGTTCCCCACGAGGTCTTCCCATATCCAAGGCTGGCGAACGGGAGTAAGTGTGAACCAGCTACGTCCCGAGTAGTCGACGAGAGATCGTTCGTTGGCAACGAAGATAGGATGCGGTGGGGGTTCATCGTACCAACTCCAGTGCGCCTTGAAAGCCTCGAACTCCTTGGGATTCTGGTTGTAGGTCATGAAGTTGACCGAGGAACCGTTCGAGTAGACGATCTTGTCTACGGCTCCTTGCTGACTCCGGCCGATCTTGGAGATGAGTCCGGGTGGTAACCATTCGGAGAGTGTAGGCCAGATCGCGCGTTCGATGGAGACTTTGTACGACTCACCGAGAACAGTGCCGACGTTGGGAACGGCAATAGGGTCTCCCTCGGCGTTCAGGACCCGGTAGAAGGGATCGGACTCTTCGAGCCAGGGCCTGAAGCCCAAGGAGTGGGCGATCGCTTCGCATCCTCCGGCCGTCGTCTTCCCTCCACGGTTCCCTCCGAGCAGGATGCGGATACGAGCCGGAGAACGGTGGAAGGGTTCCTGCCCCGAGTCGTTGGGCAGGTAGAACGAGATGGGAGAGGAGCGGCGATAGTTCTCGTACCCCTCGATGTCCCGGTAGAGCGCCTCCAACTCTCTCGTTGAGAGAGACGACAGGTCCGGCAGGGTGATGCTCATGTTCTGCGCCCCATGCTGATCTCTCTCGTCGAAAGAGATGAGAGGTCCGGCAGGGCAACGCTCACTTGAGCTCTTTCACCGCCTGTTTGATCTGAATCAGCAGACGATCCTGTTCCAGCTCGGGGGCCAATTTCCTCGAGTACCCGTCCTTGAATGAATCGACCACCTCCAACACCTTCCCCCGGAAGTTCTCGACTGCGGTTGCGATTTCCTGATCGATTTCACTACGGGTAGACATAGACTCTTCCTCTAGTGACTGCGATCTTGGTTTCTTTCATTCTTTCTCCTTCACCTCGTTCAACGGTGCCAAGGCTTGCAATGACGGCTTGTCGAAGAAGTTCTCGGAGAGGAGCTTGTAGAACCGGCGGAGCTCCTCTTTGGCGCGGGTGGGACCCAACCGGCGGATCATCTCCTCCTTGCCCTGGATGATCTCGGAAGCTTGCTGACGCATAAGTGCGCGTAACTGAGCGGCTTCCCCGACCAGCCCCTTACCTGCCTCGGCGCCTGCCTGGGCTGCGCGAGAGTGAGGAGCTTCACGACCGAGAGCGATCATCTCCTTCGCCATCTTCCCCGCGGCGGGAAAGATCCCGCCCTGTTCAGCCGCTTGGGAAGCAGTAGCACTCAACCCTTGGGGTGCTGACTTGACGAGGAAAGGGACCGGCGTCATCGGACGCAGGAGCGAAGGGCCAGGGACGGAGATGTAGCCTGCTTTCAGCTTCGATGCGGCCAGATAAACACCCGGCAAGGATTGAATGGGTGTTCTAGCCATTACGCACTAGACCGGCGAGGTAGACACCAGGGAGAGATTGGATGGGTGTTCTAGCCATGCGACCCCCAATCCTCGTCGAGGTCTTTTTCTACTGCCCGGTCTTCTGCACGTTCACGAGGAGAGATCTTCTTCTTGCGGAGGAGACCGGGTGCTATCACCTCTTTCCCGGCGAAGAGACCTTCACCTACGGTAGGAGTCCTCTCCTCGTTACCGGGGAACATCTCCAACTGGGATGCGAGCTTCTTCGCGGACTCCGCATGAGGGGCGAGAGAAGAGACGTCTTCGAGCTTCACTTCCTTGCTCCCGAGCAGTGCCTTGAATACCGGCGACTGCTTGAACTTCCGCATCAATGCCTTCTCGAGTGCCTCACGGGATCCGAAGTTGACGATCAGGTTCCCCTGGTGCTCCTCGGTGCCGTGGAGATGCTTGTCGATCTGAACGGCCTTGTCAACGGCGATGGCGGCGGCCAAGTTAAGGGAGCCCAGAGATGCATGTTCGATCTTCTCGGGGGTGATGGAAGTGAGCATACGGCCGGCGTGTTGCACGAAGGCGGTGGCAGTACCCTCGAGCCGCTCACGCATCTGTCCGGTCATGTTCAACTCCAACCGGTTCACCTGGCGCACCTGACCTGTCGAGAGCATGTACTTGCCTGCGATCTGCGAGATGGGAACACCGGCACGCATGTCCAACTGGATTGCAAGACGGTCGAACTCCGAGAGACGGTCGAGTGGATCTTGATCCGTCATCGCACCTCTCCCCTTCGTGCCACGGTGAGGTGCAATCTGACGGACCGGTACCTCCTTCATCCCATGCAGCTTCTCGATGGGAGTCTTGGGTCGAGAAGGGCGGTACGTGCGAGAAGTCTTCTTCAGTGTTTCGGCGTCGCCGAGATCAGACGCATACACCGGCGATGAGTCCTCTTTCATCTGTGGATACCGTCTCGGTACTTTCTTCCTGCCTTCCATTGCTCACTCCTACACTTTTTGGCGGAGGCGGGACTCTGGAGAGGTGCGCCAATCCATCAGACCTCGGTGAAGGACGAGGTGCCTCACACCTCCGCCGGAACCACCGTACACTCCTGTTCTCCCTCTCGTATATACCTCCCGTATTCTCAACTCCCACAAGCATTAAGAAGAAAGCTGGAGAAAAGTACTTGACGAAATCCCTCACTAAGCCTATTCCGGAGTTGGAGCGAGGGCGGAAGCAGCGCAGCCCCTCGCCAGTCTGCTCTCCACTCTCCAAGCGTTCCCAGTCTTTTTACCTACGAAGATTTTCACCGAAGAACATCTGTTTACGATGGGACCTCTAGACAGGGAACTAATCACCACTTTACACGCATCACCAAGTCCCCTATGGGGTCACAACAAACAGGTGATGAGATATGGGTAGGAAAGTTAGCCCTAGCAATTGTTGCTATATACAAGTAATCGGCACTAGCTATATATCGGTACCGTTGACAAACGATCAGTATTGACAGACCATCCTCGCCTTGCTACAACGTGCATGAGGACAGGACCATGACAGCCTGTCCAGCTGGTGGTGTCACAACACCGCCCGCGTTGAGCAAGCATCGTTGCATCCCCTTGCGATTGTGCTTCCCACAGAGGAGACTAGATTGGGAATTACACTTGCAGACCTTAAGACTGTTCGGAAAGGCGACAAGCTCCAACTAGTGGACGGAACCCTTGCCGATATCATTGCCGAACCTACGGGCAACACGCTCTACATCGAGCTACCTCCGCCGCGTGCATACCTCCCGACGTCGGAAGATATGGGTGCGTATATGGAGGCGGCCGGTGTAGCATTCGTCAATCCCGAGGATGTAGAAAGCATCATCCGTCCGCAAAAGGTAGAGCGGCCAGGGACGCTAGTGCGTAACTTGGAGTCCAAGTTTCAAGCGTACCTCGCAGAGCAGGCCAAAGAAGCGAGAGCATCGAAGTCCGCTGCTCCTGTCCGAACCAAAGTAGCCTAACCAGTAACAGGGAAAATCAATCGCAAGGGGAGTAACACTTACCAGGAGACAAGAATGAAAACGGTACTCTCTCACCTAGGGGCATGTTGGCAAGTCCGCAAGGAAATCCGCCGATACCTTAGAAAAACCAAATGTTCTATATTGCGATAGAACCTAAGAACGGTAGTACTTCGAATGTACGCCGATATCGAAACCGTGAACGCGCAGATAGAGCTTGGACAAGGCTGATAGAACAGCGGCCATGCACGGGAGTCTACCTCTACTGGCACGAACAAGGCATTGGTAAGAAGATCATCGGGCGCACAATCGAGCGGCTCGAATTACTGGGAAAAGATCAATGGGAGAATCTGAAGGCGCACGCGCCGAGGACGTCCCTCATTCGCAACCCCTAGCGACCTCTCAACCCTAACAACCCCTGGAAGTCTAACAAGGCTTCCGGGGGTTTCTGCTTGTCTAGGAGCATCCAATGCGACTACTGGAATCCATGCCGAGAACCAAGCTCATCTCTCTTGTCGAATGTTTCAATCGCCGAGCCAAGAGAGAAGCGAACTTCGATCACCCTGGACTCGAGGCTACCTTGCACGTACTGGACTCGCTCAAGTACGAACTTCGAAAGAGAGTCAAGAATTGCACTGAACACGTGACTGTCAATGGAAGGAGAGTATCCTTTGGATCCTGAGCACAAAGTTACTTTCGGGACACTCAATCCCGAGACGGGAGAACTTGAGAATGTGAGACTCCTCAAGCAATCCGACATTCTGAAGTGTCACTTCTCAATCCTCATTCCAGATCACTACCGCGAGGAGGGATCTTGCAAGTGTGACGATGCAGAGCATCGCAGAATGATGATCGCCGAATGGGAGTACACCGAAGAAGACTTCAATGACATTCCATTGAGAATGGAGGAACCGTGACCCCACAACTCACTCCTGAAGGCTTGCTTCGAAGAGAGTACGGAAACTCTAAGAACTTCATAACTCCTACAATCGTTGAGGCCGGATGGATCGTAACAGGCAGGATCGCATACGAGCTCTCGACTGGAGAAGGATTGGAACGTGGTACTGAACTCTTCGGTGTGAGCATCGTTCGAAAGAAAGAGAACTCACCTACTAGAACAGCGAGGATGTTCCATCACTCAAAGTGTTTCCACTCTCAAAGTGAAGCGATGAACTACATCGACAAGCTGAAGAGAGATCTAACAGGCGTCTGGAAAGAGGAGGATCTGCAATGAAAGAGTACAGGAAGGTCAAGTGGGACGGTCCGAACGGGAGGACACGCTTCTACATTCTCTTCCGAGAAGAGGGATCCGACGAGAATTGGGAATCACGAAGTGATAACTACGAGTACGAACCGAACGCGGATACACTCATTGCTTCCCTCAAGGAAGAAGAGGAGCTCAAGAACACTCCGATCCCTCGCATCCTCGAGAAGAGAGTTGTAGCGATTCAGCGGTTCAGGGTGGATCCCAAAAGCACTCTCACCGATGAAGAGCTCCTGAAGGAAGCAGGAGATTCGAATAACTGCGGAAATCCGTTGGGGGGAATGGAGCGTCTCTACGACACCGAACAGGACGATTGGAAGATCGTGCATGTCTCTTCCGAAGAGCTTGTCAAACTGGAGAGCTCCTAACCAACCGATCCCCGAGACCAAGAACACTGGTCTGAATACCACCTGATCCAAGACTACGCGCCGCGTGATCTCGAAGAGGCGAAGATGAAGAACGTCGTCCTTCGGTTCATGCGGCGCGTACTCCGCGAGCTTGTTCTAACTAGAAGAAAGGAACACGACCATGCTGAAGAAAGTGATCCTCCACCGGGAGAATGAGAAGAGTTTCGATCTCTACGCACCCCCACTCGTGCATATGAATATCGCGCCCTCGTTCTACCTGAAGGGATTCATTGAGACGTACAACACCCAGGAGAAAGTAGACTTCGGGCTCGCAGTAGGAGAGTGCGCACTGTTCGAGATCGGGAGTGAGTTCGATGGGATCATCAATCACGATGAAATTGGGGGATGGTACAAAGTAGACCTCCAAGGAAACTGTGAAGATGGAGTGAGGAAAGCACTCGACATCGTACTGGAAGACTGTAAAGAAGATCACGAGATCGAGTGCGGTTCATGTGGAAACATGAGCAATGCATCCTGCTCCGATGTGGAATGCGAAGGTGGATCGTGGGAGTACGACCTCGACGACGGGATCTGGGTACGCAAGATCTCGATGACGTTCAAGTGGCCGGAGTCGGAAGAGGACATGAAGAAGATCGCCGGAGTCCGAGCCAGGAGGTGATAGCGCTTTGAGCAAGAATCCTTACTCCTCGAAGGACGCAGGGTGCTACGTGGACAGCGTTCACGGTATCTACGCCGCCGATGCCATTGTAGGCTTCGCCCGCGCTCATGGCGCAAAGATAGCCCACGAACCTAGTGAGTGTTGCGACGGCGGCGATCCGACTAGCATCTTCACTGAGTTCTCCGGGTGCGAGTTCGCCCATGAGTACGAAGACGAAGCCGACGCCTACATGGAAGAGCATTTCCAGGTGGATAACCACTACTGGGGCCGATCCGAACAGGGCGACTGGGGACTATGGGAGTGTGAACCGTGAAAACTACCTCCCGAGGAACTCAAGTTCGAATCAGGGACGGGAGACTCCACATCTCGGTGAACATCGAGGACCTGGTTCGAGATGAGAAGACGAGTACGGTGTGCGAAGGGAAGCCGGTCTACAATTCCGGAGATGTGAGCAAGATGCTCGGTGACATGGAGCTTCTCGACCGAGAACACTTCGTCGCACTGTTCCTCGATACAAGAGCGAGAGTATTGCGAAGAGAGACGATCTCCATCGGGACCCTAACTGCTTCGATCGTGCATCCCCGAGAACTCTTCTCGAGAGCAATCGAGTTGAGAGCCGCTTCGATCGTCGTTGCGCACAACCACCCTTCCGGAAATCCTGACCCCTCCGATGAGGATGTCGAGCTCACTACCCGATTGGTGAAGGCCGGAGTGCTTATTGGAATCCCCGTCCTCGATCATCTCGTGATCGCTCGGGAGGGGTACCGATCTCTGGTTATCGAGGGGGGTCGCCTGGCGGCGGGGAACTAAACGTAAGGGTAGTGAATCAGGGCAGGGAAGGCGAAAGTAGCTCCAACCGGGGGTGGAAGTGGGTTCCGGGAAGTACGCTAGAAAGCAAATCCAGCCCATAGGATCGATTTTCCAAGGGTACCCTGGCCCCCAGTATGGGTAGGACTCTGAAAAGGGCTCCTACACCAAGATTCGGAAACTGGCAGTACTCACCAAATGAGTAGGAGGAGAGCATGGCGGAACGCAAGCAGAAAAAGATCACGCCCGAGACCAGGGCGAAGATGCGAGAGGCGAGGGAGAGGAGTGTCAAGATTCCCCGTCCCGAGATCGATCTGGGAACAGTGAGGATTCTTGCCGATGATGACCAGTGGATACTCCAGCGGAAGAAGACATCTGGCAAGTGGGATAGCGACGATCAGAGTTACTACAGGACCGTCGGGAGCGCACTGAAAGATGTCCTCGAGTTCAAGCTTCGAAGAGTGAATGCGAACACGATCGATGACCTCTTGAAGGCACACGCGAAGGTCTGTGAAGAACTGCTTGGACTCTCACTCGACGAAGTGATGAAGAAGAGAAACCAATGAACAAGAAACCAAGCGTGAGAGATCTTGGAGATCCTGCATTCACTCCCCCTGATCCACAGAACAAGAAATCTATCTCGCCTGAAATGAAGCCGGGAGAGTTCGACGTACCTACGTGGTACGAAGGTCTCTTGCGATCAGCGATCAGTGAGTCCTTTCGTAGAGGATGGACTCCTGAAGACATCAGGAGACTCGTTGATTTCCTGTGGAGAGAGAGAGAAGTAGTACCGGCAAGGAAGGATGTGTAGTGGATTTCCTAGTCATCCTGCTCGTCATACTCTTCTGGTGTTGGATAGTCTCTAGTGAGAAGGAGAAGTGAAGTGAAGACTGCATTCGAAGAGTTCAGGGAAGCGGTGGAAGTAGGATTCGATGCGGGAATGGGTCCACTCAGGATGGAAGAGGAGATTCAAGAACTGTGGAGCGAGTGGAGGGTGAAGAACTCGTGCAAAGTGTGCGGAGTGTTGAACAGAGACCACAACCAGTGGTGCGTGGGAAGCGAGCAAGATAGGGAACTAATCCAGGAGTAACCCGATGTGGAAGAAACCTTCGAATGTCCAACGTGCGGAAGACTCAAGCTCCGTAGAAACAGTGAAACGGGGAAAGCCTTTTGTCAGAGGTGTCAGGAAGCAAGGACGAGGGAGTTCAACCGAACTCTCCGAGGGTCCGGCAAGGGGGGGCCTGTCACCCTCCCCTACGTATTTACCTTTCCAAGAAGGAAAAGGGTTGAGTACTGGAACCCTGTATCTCGTTATCCCCTTCTTGTTCGGTACCTACGTTCTCGTTACGTTTCAACGCAGGAAGCTCATGAGTGGAAGATCAGAGGAAGGGTGGTTCGTGGAGAACATGCGCTTGGGTTCTTCACTGGAACTACCCTGAAAACAGAAAGGAAGGTACGATATGAGAATGGCTGGAAAACGGAAAACAGACATCCAAGTGGTAGGAGCTCGACGGGGTGGTCTCTTCTCCGAGGTGACTCTACCGTCGTCTTGGTTGAAGGACCCTTCGATGCGACAAGGACGTACCAGGCAGGATACTCTGTTGTTGCATTACTCGGGCAAGGTTCTCGAGGAGCGATTGAAGCTCTTCCTCGACTCTCTCCTGATGGGGGGATATCGAAATACGTTGTCCTCCTTGACCGAGGAGCAGAAGGGAGCTCTCGCCGTCTTTGCATTGACCTTGTGCGTAACAACCTCGTCTCGAGAGACTGTACTCATCGACTTGCAGAGGTTGGGAGGAAAGATCCAGGAGAATGCACACTCAAGGAGTTGAAGTGGATACTGAGAAAGGAAACCGATGGATGAAACTAGGAAGTGTTCGATGTGTAAGGTTGGAAAGTTCGTTGGACCTTCATGGTGCGAAAACTGCATCAACGATAGGACAGGTGAAGAGTACATCACTGGAAATCACTTCCACTACCAGTGCACGGTTTGCGGGTACATAACGAAGACGACTCTGGAAGAGATTAATATCCCAAGGGGAATCTCCTACACCGTACACGACTGAACGACGACCGAGGAGGATCTGAACGAAGTGAAGATCCGACGAAGGGAGGAAGTGAAGGAGACGGTGCTCCTGAATAAGTAGA